GCTGATTTGTCAGCACATCAATGCACTCAAATTGCCCTAATAGGCCAAGTAACGAGCCATGAGTGAGTAAAACTACCTTTTTAGCACCCATAACCTTTAAAAATGGCAAGAATCTAGCAAACATAAAGATGTCACCAAACCCTTGTTCCATTTGAATAACTATGGATTTGTTTAAAAGGGATTCACCACGCCATACTTGCGGTTTTGGTGGCTTTTTGGTGTATTCGCTTACTTGATTGGCAAGGATTTCAGGATGCCAACGGTATTCAAACAGTCTAAAGCCAGCGTTGTAACGACCAGCGTGTAAGTGTTCGTATGCTTTTTTGTATTCCGAGTGCGGATTTAATGTAGAAGCAGTAATAATGAAACCTCATCGTCTAGTTCCTCTAGGCGTTTGGCTTCCATATATAACAATTGCTCTTGTATGAGCCTTTGCTGATTTCTGTAAGCTACTGCCGCAAGGATGTTATTCCGTTGTGCTTCAAGGTAGCTTATAGACCGCTGTAATTCTTCTGTATCGACTGACGGTATATCAGCTTTAACCTCTTGAATTGATTGTACTTTAGATTGCTTAACTTTTGCAACAGGCGTTGGATCAATCTGCTCTTTAAATGCTTTCCTGCGATCTGCGTTGGCATCTTTAGTAGCTTGTTCTAGCTTACGCTGTCTTTCGGCAATCTTAGCAGATAGCTTGCGTAATCGTTTTAGGTCATCGGCTGTCCAAGAAGCATCATCCCCACCCCTTAAATCATTGGTTGGTGTGGGTGATGTGTATACCTGAAATGCGTTGTTTTGAAACGCATTAGCTTGAAAAGCCGTTGAAAACATTACAGAACTACCCAGCGTGACCCACTAGAAACTGTCACAGATTGACCTGAAGCTACAGTCATTGGCCCTGCACTCATTGCACTAGAACCGCTAGGGATTGTATAGCTTGCCGATACGGTGTTGCTGTTAACCACCAAGCCATTGCTTGCACTTACAGCAGGTGCAGTTAATGTTCCCGTACCAGTTACATAAGTAAAGCTAGATGACAGGTTAGGAGTTGTAGTTCCCTGACCAAATGGCACATAATTGGTTGTGTATGTGACCGCTGGGGCTTTACCGTTAAAAGTAGTCCAATCGGTGCTTGTCAAATACCCGTTAACGCTACCAGTTGCGGCCGCCATGCTAATGGCTGGGGTTGCACCGCCTGAAGATACTACTGGAGCAGTACCCGTAACAGAAGTAACTGTTCCGCTACCTTTGTTATTAAATGTAGTCCAATCTGCGGCACTTAAAGCACCACGATTAGTAGCTGACGCTGTTGGCACTTGTAGCGTGATTACAGGGGTTGTAGTACCTGTAGCTACGGTAGATGACAGGTCAGTACCAGTTGTGCCAATAGTTAATGCGGCAACGCTTGTAACCGTACCGTTGGTATTGGATTTGCCGTTAAAGGTATTCCAATCGGTAGAAGTCAAATAACCGCTTACAGAAGTGGTTGCCGCTGGCATAGATATAGCAGGAGTATTGCCACCGCTAGAAACTACAGGGGCAGTACCAGTTACGCTAGTTACCGTACCACCGCTAGATGGGCTGGTATTGGTAATAGTGAAGTTAGGGTATGTACCGCTGGTGGATATTCCTGTGCCAGCAGTCAAAACTACGGTTTGGTCAGGGGCAGTATTAGTAACAGTTAAAGTTCCGCTACCTGTAATTGGACTACCTGATACGCTGATTCCTGTACCTGCGGTTGCCGCCACGCTTGTGACCGTGCCTACACTTACAGAACCACCTAACGCAGTTGAATTTCCATTAATAGTAATAGCAGAGTTTACAAGGGCAGAATTAGGAATTGATGTAAGACTTGCACCTGAACCGCTAAATGTTGTAGCAGTTATGGTTGTGCCTGTAATGGCTTTTGGCGTTGTTGCACCAATAGTCATATTGTCCATTGTTCCTACATTGGTAGGTTTAATTTCAACTGAGCCTGTACCTGTAGGATTTATATGGACATGACCAGTACCAGTAGGGCTAATGTCTATTTGTGCGTTTGTACCGTTTAAATTGGTAGAAACATTAATTGACGCATTATCACCACCACCTGCACCAACGCTAATTTGAGTTGTTCCAGCAGAGTTTTTAAGGGATAAACCACCTGAATTTGATGCTTGTACTATAGGTGTGGTAAGGCTTGTAGAAGCAGTTGCGGTAGTAAATGCACCTGTTGTTGCGGTGGTAGCACCAATGGTAGTGCCATTAATCGTGCCGCCTGTAATTGCTACAGAATTAGCGTTTTGAGTTGACATAGTGCCAAAGCCACTAATGTCTGTATTAGTTAAAACGACTGTGCCTGTATATCCGTTGACAGAAGTTACAGCATCGGTGTTATCTACTTTTTGCCAAACCGTGCCATTAAAAATAGCCCAATCGCCCACATTCCACGAAGTAATGCCATCAAGATTAGTACTGCCAGCCACGCTGACAACATAGTAATAACCCTTAGTACCAACGCCATTAGAAAGCGTAGGCGTGTTAGTAGATGCGTTCCATGTGCCTTGATAGCTAACTCCCCCTTGAATACTTGCAGGTATTTGTGAAAGCGGTACTGTTCCACCAGCATCTAGCGTAGCTACGCCAAGTGCGGTTGCTTTTTCTGTTGTTGGTATATACCCTGATACTGTCGTTCCGCTAATTGATCCACCAGTAACAGATATGTTATTACTATTTTGGGTTGACATTGTGCCAAGACCAGTAATGTCTGTGCTAGGTACGGTTGCACTAGCCGTCATTGCGGCCGTGCCGTTACCCTTAACATAACCTGTAAGAGTAGAAGCACCTGTACCACCATTGGCTACAGGAACAGTACCAGTTAAATCATGTGAATCGTTCCAATTAGACGGCTGGACAATCGTTGGATCACCAGCGTCAGGAATGGCACTTACAAACTTATGCTTGACTGTAATAGCCATGTTATTGAACTCCGATTATCTTACCGTCTTGTCCCCGTACCACTTGTTTAGGTCTATTGTGGTTTTCGTTAATGGTATTTACCAATTCAGATAAGGCTAAAGTCATCTGTTGGTTACTCTGCCCAATAGCGTCTGCAATAGGTTTTAATGGGTGTTCCATTGATGCGGCCATGTCTTGCTCGGTAAAGTAAGCCTGTTCGCCTGTAGATTCATCAGCACCAATACGGGCTACCTCAATCTTTGCACCGTTGTTAATGTGGGCAAGTAAGACCTGAGTATTGCGTTCAGTATTCATCTTCATTTGAGCAACCTTAATTTCCATCTCACGATCCATCATATTACGCTGTTCTTCAAGTTGGAATTTAAGTTGATTTTCTTGTGCTTGGTACTCTTGTTTAGCCTTTTCAAGTTCCATTTGCATTTGCATCTTTTGTTGCTCAATCTGCATTTGCATCTGCATTTCAGCCTGTTTAGCCTGTGATTGGGCTTGCATCTTAGCTTGTTCTATCTGACCCTGCATCTGTAACTTCTGCATTTCAGGTGTTGGTGGCTTGGGTTGACCTTCAGCGGCTTTTTGTTGCTGACGGAACTTATCGGCTGTTTCGTCAATCAATCCCTCAAGACCTTTACCAGCTTTGAACGCTGTTACGCCAAACTTGAGCATTTCAATCAGCATAGGTGTTAATTCAGGACTTGCATTTGCCGCTGGTAATGCTTGACTTAGGAATCCACCCATAGCTTGTAAGAACTCCATGCGGTCTTGCTTTTCTTGTTGTTCATCCTGATAAATCATCGAATCGCTAGTAACTTCAATACGGAAGTTCTTAGCTGGTTCGTTCTTTAGGAGTTGTAATGCTTGCGGTATAAGTTGTTGATCCTGTGGGGATAATTGCATTGCACCGCTAATCTTAACGATAGTGTCATCGGTAAAGTGCTGGCAAATAATCTGTGCTTTGATCTGCAATAAGGCTGTAGCAAAATTCACTACATCGTGTTGCATAGTCTTTAAACGCCCTGAAGCGTTGTTTGACTTAATAATCTGAGCACCTAGTGTTTCGTTAGGGTCTGTCTGTCCACGCTGAATATCAGCAATACCCATAATCTCGTAGATTTGACCCTTGACTTGTTCCATAGCCTGATAAGCCATGTTTAGACCTTCGGCAATTGGCTTAATGTCTACAAGATTAATAGCCCCTACAAGTCCACCCTTCTCGCTAAATGCTCCGTAGTTCTTAACTGGTAGCAATGCGTTGTTCTCGCCTTCTGAGAATAAACGGGCAAGGGATGGCTCAGAAGCGTCATATACGCCCCGAACCTTGAGTGCTTGAATGAATCCATCAATACGGTCTGCCAGCGTGTCTAGCTGTCTTGCTTGGTCTTGGTACAAAACAAAGTCAGGAACAGGAATTAAGCTGTCAGTTGTCAGGGTGGAGAACATTGGCTTAGGACACGGCCAAAAGTTCTCAAGTTGTAGCGGATCATCACGGGTATCAAGAATCTTACCCATTGACTTGTTTAGCCAAATAACCTGACCAGTTGTTTTATCCCAAATCTCATAGACAACGGCTTCAGATGCACCTTCGCCCATCTTTTCGTTAAATGTCTTGGATGTATCAGGTTTGGTATCAAGCGGAATCTTACCGCCTAGTTCTTCGCCAAAGCGTTCAACAAGGGCTGGTCTACCCATGTAAACCTTACGCCAAACCGCTGTCACCTCTTGCCATGTACGGGCAACAGTTAAACCGAAATCACGCCAATGAACGTAATCGCATGGAGCACATTCGTATTCAATACGCTCTTGACTCTCACGATGAATACCGCCTTCGGTTTCAGCTTCGTCAATATCTTCGGTAACCTGTAAGCCGTCATCAGGCATATTTTCGGCTTCACCACCAGCTTCACCAACAATATGTGGCTCGTAACGAACCCAAGCTGTACCACGACCACCCAATAAGCGATCTTGAACGCATTGTTTCATTGCACTAGCGTAATCACCATAATGCTCAATCTCGTACTCTAACGCCCGTTCTAGCATCATTGACGCTACACGACCGATAGGGTCATTGTCACGGAATCTGCGGCTTACATCAGGTCTAGGCAATCTAGCGAATACAGCAGGAGTTATGGTTTGGACATTAGACCAAAGGATATTGAACTTGGCATTAGGATTATTGCGACTGCGTTGGTCATCACGATAACGCTTAACAATCTTGTCGGCTCGACCTTCCCATTCTTTAAATGTACGCTCGTAACTGGCAATACAGTTGTACCAATCTTGGTATGTATGTTCCATTTTTATATCCTGCGGTGGGTAATTTTAGGGGTTTCTTTCCACATCTCGTTCAGCGTGACATCCGTTTGCCCGACATGAAGTCCTTTAATGCGGTTATCTTTAAGGATAGGACTGTCCTCGTCTTTCCATACAATGCTGAGATAGCGAAACGCATCCGCTGAGTGGCTAGTCCAATCATGTTTAGGGCGATCCCTAAATACTTTTTTATCATCATCCCACTCTCGTTGATATTGTCGTAAACACTCAATGCCTTCTTCGCATCTATTATCAAACCAACAGCGAGTTAATGCAAGTCGTGTTGCTTGTATTCCGTCTTGTAATGACAGATTTGGAACGATTTTTAGATGTTTTATGTCGATTTTTGCAGAAAATTGCTCGATTATGCTCTTACCACCGCTTGCCATAGTTTTTGCTCTAGCGTCATGGGGCAGGTAATGAAAGCCATATTTGTACCCAAACTCATCTTCTTTTTGTTGCAGTAAACCCGTGTAATATGGCACAGCTTGACCGTTGCTAGAGTGATGATCCAGTACCCGTATCTCTCCGTAAACGACTTGAAACCACCAAATGCTAGTGGAATCATTGAATCCCAAGTCCCAAGCAGTATGGCAAGGGAACATAGGGTCGTAATCAACGCAAGTTATGCGGTTCATATCGGTTATTCTCCGCATCTCTTGACCATAGTAAGCACCAAGGATAGCCGCTTCAAATGAGCATAGGAACTCTTGTTCGTACTGGTTATCAGACATAGACTGTTGGGCATCTAATAATTCAGCTTGTGGCAATAGCCCTGACTGGTCGGCTCTTAGCGTTTTAACATACCAGTTTGGATTCTTTTGGGCTTCGTTGTAGATGTCATAGAACGCATTATGTCCTTTAGGAGTACCAATAAAGGTAGCCCATGTTTGATAGCCGTTTAAACCGTTTCTATCCGTAAGTAATGGCCGAACAATCTCGCCCCACAGTCGGGGTTTCATATCTGCGTATTCGTCTAATACCACGCCATCAAGATAAAGACCACGCAAAGCGTCAGGATTATCAGCACCAAACAGTCTAATTTTTGCTCCGTTGACAAGTTCTACCCATAATTCTGATTGATTAGCTTTAACAATAGCTGGTTCTGCAAATTTTAATAGATAGTCCCAAGCGATATTCTTGGCTTGTGCGTAGTATGGTGCAATGTAGGCATATCTGCCATCAGGTTTCTTTTCCATGATAGCCCTGCGAATTGTGTCGCAGATAACAGCGACTGTCTTGCCTGCCCTACGATGACAGCACAATACAGCCCAGCGTTGATCCCGTCTGTGAAAGTCTAAGAACGCATCCCTAGCTTTATAGGGATATTCATACTTCTTTACTAATTCTTTCAATCTAGGAACTTATGTTCGTGAATTATCTTGACTGGCTCATCTTCAGGGCTAGTGTGTTCTGTCCTAGCTAGTTTAGGCACATGGTATTCAGCTACTTGCATAAAGCAATCAAAGGCTACCTTTGGCCCTAGCTTTTCATTCGTAGCGATGTCATCAAGCCATTCTTGTAGCTTGTGGCTATTCCCATCCACGAACTTAGCGATCGCCTCTCTAGCGAGTGCTGTGGACTTATTAGGAGTACCTACAGAGCGACCGCCTGTCTTTTTTCTAGTTTGTTCTACTTTAGAATCCATACCTTATCCAAGTGG